ATTTTACTAGTTTTAAACTTCCATATACTCCACCTGGAGGACAATATATAACTGTAGTCTTCAATGGCATAATTTTTACATATAATGGATTTGTTCAAAATTATGTAAGTGATTGGACTAGCACTACTGAATTTACAATTAATTGGGAAACAAACGAATTGGTTATACCTGAACAACAAACTTCAGGAAAATGTACTTTCACAATTTTAGGTATAGGCGGGGGGGTGGAAGATTATGCCGCTGGCGTTGTAGATTTTGCGACAACTTCATTTGAAAATACTACAACAGCACAAGTTCAAAGTCTTGCGGGGTTTAATTCTATTCAAAGTGTTTATGTCACTTTTAACGGTAATCAAATTCCAGAAAAAGGTACACCCGGTGCTCAAAATTATTATGAATTGACCACATCTAGTGCTGATAATAAGAGAGCAGCAGTAAATGTTACTGTTGTTAATTCTCCATTTACCAAAAATTATGTAGGAGCATGGTTCTTTACAAACCCTTATAAATATTTTAATGAAGTTCGTGAACAGTCCTTTCCTATTGGATCAACTCCAACAAATATATTAACTTTAAATTATCCCCCTGGTAAAATTGAACCATCAGTAGCAAATATAATAGTAGAATTGTCTGATGTTAATGGTAGAAGAAGACTAAATCCACCAAATATCGAATATTATCAGGTTACAAGTTCGATAGTAAATGTATACAATATAGACAATAAAACTATCAGAGCACCTGGAACGTTTGATGTATCAAATACAAGAGCATATGTTAATGGTTCTCAATTGAGACCAGGATTTGATTTTACTGTTAATTCATCGAATAGCACTGTTACAATCAACAAAACTTTACAAATTCGTGATACTGTAGCAATTGTTGGGTTTGTTTCAGGTGAATATGATTATAATGTTGTAGGTGATAAGTTAATTTTATCTACTCCTTATACTAATGTTGTAATAAAAGCAATAACATTTAATGATCATGACAGTATGCTGGTTCGTACAGAAAGATTTATTGGAAATCCAAATAGAAGATATAAAATATCTAGACCAGTATTAAATGATAATTATGTTTGGGTACAAGTTAACGGAATCCCGTTAACAAGCGGATTAGATTATGAAGTATTGGACGATCAAGTAACAATACAAGTAAGAGATTCGTATGTTCATACTCAAAATGATATTGTTATAATAATGAGTTTAGCAAGTATTAACGCAGCATCAAATGTTTTAGGCTATAGAATTTTTAATGATATATTTGAAAGAACTCATTTTAAACGTTTAAGTAGACAGGCAACTACCTACCTAACGAAAGAACTGAGATTTACAGATACTGAAATTCATGTAGCCGATGTCGAAGCGTTAATGCCACCAATTCCAAGTAAAAAAATACCTGGGGTAATTTTAATAGACGGGGAAAGAATAGAGTTCTTCAAAGTAGAAGGAAATGTTTTAAAACAATTAAGAAGAAGCACATTAGGAACTTCTCCTAGTGTATTTTCAGATATAGGAACAAAAGTAATAGATCAAAGTTTAAATCAAAACATACCTTATTCTGAAAAAATATTGAAACAAAAACATAGAACGATGTCGAATGTAAATACTTACACCATTTTTACTACTTCTACTTCTTATGGAGATGGCATAGTTCTTTCAACCGGAACATATTATGCTAGCTTAATACCTAAAAATTTCAATAAATCATTAGCTTATCAATATGGTCAACTTGTTAATTCTATGCTTGCTGGTACTACGGCAACAGATCTAACTTATGCTATAACTACTTCATCTACATTGACGATAGTAGATTCTATAATTTACTTAGAAACAAGTGCTGGAGCTAATCTGAGAGTAACACCATGGGAAGGTTCGAAATTCTACGATATAGTTAAGAAAGATTATGTTTTTAACCCTGTTAACCAAGTTGAGGTATTTTATGGTGGCAGAAAATTAAGAAAAAGAGGTTATTATTATCAAGATATATCTAAATCTTATGATAGTACACCATTTAACTTAAGAGGAACTATATCAGATGTTTCTCAATTACCTATAACGAATAATTTGTACAATGCCTATTTAAACACTAGCACAAATCAAGTTTGGGTGTTTGAAAATAGTATTACTACAGATTCTTATAGAGGTTATAGATATAGAGGATTAGATTTCGTACCTCCGGAATATATAATTAATACATCCACCCAAGAAATAGTTTTAAATATTAAAGATGGTATTAAGAATAATGTTAATTTGGTTATTGTTAAAAAACAATTTGATAAATCATCATTGTGGAATATAGATTCTTTAAATTCTACAACAGTATCATTAATAGATTCGGTTTCTAACCAAGCTAAATTTTTACAGGCACAGCCTTCTGAATTACCAAATGATTATTATTATGGTGGAAGTCGTTATTTGTTAGATGGTAATGGTTTTGTATTAACAGATAATGACGGAAACGCTTTAGAACAAGGATAAAAAATGACAAAAGTTACACAAACTCCGGTTATAGAACCAGATGAGAATACATATTACATAGTTACTGATAATCAATTAGTTCGAAGAGTAAATTCATCTAGTGTTTTAAATAAAGTTTCTGTTCCTAATACAAGCACTAGCACTGGTGTAGCTAATCAGATCGCTTTTGATTCTAATTATTTGTATGTGTGTGTTTCTCCAAATAGTTGGAAACGAATAGCATTAAATAACTTTTAACAATCTATAAATATTAATATGAAAACACAAACAACAACGACTCAAAAAAATTATAAATCTTTTGATTCTATACCTAATGAAAAATATGGTATCAGTATTCAAGGATATATTAAAATTTATGATCCTAACACAAAACAGATTTTTGTGGACAAAAGAAACGCAATTCACTACGAAAATTTTAGTATAGCTTTGGCAAGGGGGATTAGTAATCAAGGAGTAGGAACTATCGCCGAAATGGCTTTCGGTAATGGTGGTACTAGAGTTGATCAAACTGGTATTATCACATATTTAACACCTAATACTGTTGGATTGAATGCTTCACTATATAATCAAACGTATTCTAAAGTTATAGATTCCAGATTATCTACTGAAATAGATCCTTCAAGAAATTTTATGGAAGTTAGACATGTAGCTGGAGCAGTATATTCTGATATTTTAGTTAGTTGTCTACTTGATTTTGGCGAACCATCCGGACAAGAAGCTTTTGATAATTCTACGAATGTTGAAGGAGACTATGTTTTTGATGAAATTGGTTTAAAAAGTTATAATCCAGATGGACAAGGAACTGGTGATTTGTTAACTCATGTTATTTTTCATCCTGTTCAAAAGTCATTGAATAGAATGATTCAAATAGATTATACAGTGAGAATACAGTCATTGACTTCAGGTTCATAAATAATTAATGGAAATTAAAAAATGCCTTTTACTTTAAGATTTTCTGACGCATCTAAAATTGAGACTGTCTATGTTCCAGACATGCCGCCTGGAGTAAATAATATTGATACGAGCCTAAGTCTTGCTGGAAAAGGTTATCCAAATTATGCAGAAAAAATAGCGGAAAATTTTCTAAAACTTTTAGAAAACTTTGCTAGTCCAATACCACCTTCAAATCCAATAGAAGGACAATTATGGTATGATACTAGTGATCAAAATAAAAAAGTTTTAAGAATAATGGATGGCACGGCAGATAATGTTCGTTGGCCAAGTGCTACAGGAATATATCAACAAGGTACGGATCCAAGAGAATCTCCAATATCGGGATTAAAAGTTGGTGATATATGGGTTGATACATCAAAAAATCAATTAAAAATTTATAATAGTAATGCTTGGACATTAATTGGTCCATTAACTAGTTCTGGTGTTTCAAAAACAGGTGTAGAACCTGATGAAATAGAAGATACAACCGGTAATAATAAATTTGTTATCAAAAGCTATATAAATGGAGAAATTGTTTCTATAATTGCTAATGAAACATTTACTCCCAGAATAGTTATAGAAGGTTTTAATATTTTAAGACCAGGAATTAATATCAGTAATAAAAATTCTGCTATTGTAAATGGTATAGCTGATACTGCTAGATTCTTGGAAATCGCAGGAAGAAAGTATTCATCAGATAGATTTTTAAGAAAAGATGACTCTTCAAATTTAGGACAAATAATTACTGGAAAAGTTTTCTTTCAAACTCCAGAAAATCAAACAAATTATTTAGGAAGAGACGGTGTTTTAATTAATTCAGCTTTAAATTCTGAATTTATACAACTTCATAAACTAGCAAATGATGGGGTGTTATTAAATAATACTCCAGGAGGGAAATTGATATTTAAGACTAGATCAGATCAAATATCAGGTTTAGTTAGTGGATTAACAATAGATAACAGATCTGTTTCAATTAACACTGTTACAGATTCTAATTACGCTCTATCTATAAATGGAAATTTAAAAGTTTCCGGTAATTTTGATTTACAATCAACAGCAACTGTTCAAAATTTTGTTGTGAGTAATAATTTAAGTGTCAATAATAGTTTATATGTTCAAAATCAAACTACAATAACTGGTATATTGACACTTGGGACTACTAGTAGTAATGGTGTTATATTAACACCAGGAAATCATGTATCTTACGATATAGGAAGCCCATCAAATTATTTTAGAAATTTGTATGTAAGTTATATAGGAGCTATAGGAACAGGTACAGTAGTTCATGGGAATATAACTGGTTTTTCAAATGGATTATCAAAAAGCTCTCAGTTTTTATTAACAGGTCAAGTTTCTTCTAACTCTTTTAATTTTAATGGTACAGGAACATCTGCCACGTTTGTAACATCATTGACTGAAAATGCTATTACTGATCAAAGTGAAATAAGTACCTCGACCTCAACTTTGACTTTACTTGTTGTCGATGTTTCAACAACAACATCATATCCTGGCTTACGTAAAATAAATAGAGAAAATTTTCTAAAAGATATTGTACCATCTGGGTCCATAATATCATATGGTACTTCATCCCCTCCTGTTGGATGGCTTTTGTGTGATGGAAGTTCAAAATCTACTGTTGATTATGCTCAATTATTTAATGTTATAGGATATATATATGGTGGAGTTGGCCCATCATTTAATGTTCCAGATATGAGAGCTTCAACCACTTCAACAATTGGATACATTAACTATATTATAAAGATTTAAAAACATGTCATATACTATTACACGAGCAGATGGAACAACGTTAGTTGAATTAGCAGATGGTAGAATTGATGATACCACTACCAGTTTGACTCTTGTTGGTAGAAATAAAGATGGCTATGGTGAATATTTGAACAATAATTTAGTTAAATTATTAACAAATTTTGCCAGTGCTACAATTAATCCTCCTAAAAATCCATTACTTGGCCAAGTTTGGTATGATAGAACAGCAAAAAGATTAAAAGTTTTTGATGGTGGATTTAGAACTTTAAGTGGAGCTATTTTATCAAGTACTAGACCTACTAACGCCAATTCTGGTGATTTGTGGTATGATACTATTAATAATCAATTAAAAATTTTAAACGCTTCTACATCGATTACAATAGGTCCAACTTTTCCATCAACAATAGGAGAAAATGGTTGGACGTTACCAGCTACTTCTATAAAAGATATAACATTAACATCTAGAAATCTTACTTTAATAAAAAATTATGGAAAAACAGTAGGTGTTATATCTTCTGATCCATTTGAAACTAATTCCGTAGATTCTGCTACTTATTTTGGAACTTCAACATTTTCGATGGTTGCTGGTGTAAACGTTATAGGAGATATAAATTATACTGGTAAAATAAATCAAAAATATATATCTTTGAGTTTAGATATAGATAGAATTTGTCCTGGTAGACCAGCTATTGATAATGTTAATGAATTTACTACTCAGACAAATGCGATAATAAGCATTTTAAATGCTACGTATCCAATTAATACAACAGTTAATGAAATTAACAATCCTTTCAATTCTTCATCTGTAGAAAAAGGAGTTCCAGTTGGTAGTGAAGCTAGGGTAGTGACATCTTTCACCCTTCCTTACACAGGGGTTCAAGTTAGAAGATTTGTTGCTAAAAGTTCTCCAACAGTATCCTGGGATTATTATGATTTGACTGGTGGCACATTTAACACATTAACAAACGTCGTGGCAACTTTCCAAGGAGCTTTATAATATGCCATATATACTTAATAAATCAAACGGTTCTAAGATTACAATCCTTGATGATGCTTCGTTAGATAATTCAACCAGTTTGACATTTGTTGGTAGAAATTATTCTGGTTATGGGGAAGTTTTTAATGAAAATTTCTTAAAACTGTTAGAAAGTTTTTCAAATACAACAGAACCTTTTGCCCCTTTATCTGGACAATTATGGTTTGATACAAATTTAGAAGTTAAAAGATTAAACGTTTATGATGGTAAACAATTTAAAGGAATAGCAAATATATCTATTTCTAATTCTTCGCCCTCTGGTTTATCTGAGGGAGATTTGTGGTGGGATAAATCGAATCAACAATTAAAGTTGTATGATGGATCATTGTTTAAGATAATAGGTCCAGCAGCAAGTGCTAGGGCTGCTTGGGAAATAGGAGAAGAATTAACTTCTGAAGTTTTAACTTTAACAACCCCAATTATTAAAGGTACATTTGGTGGTGATGCTAAAGTTATAGTAAGTTACGAAGAATTTGAACCCGTTACAGATTCAGTTTTAAATAGTGATTTCCCTATTATTAAAAAAGGAGTGACACTATTTGGTGCCAACGAAATAACAGGCTCATCAAAAGAGCAGGGTTATTATTTTTGGGGAACTGCTGCTGATTCTTTAGTAGCTTCCACCGCGACCACATTAAGTATCACATATACTACAACGAATGCTTCTTTTAATGTTCCTTTTGGAAATACATCTTCTGGATCTGTACAATTTTTTTCAAATGATGGAATAAAATTTAATCCTTCCAATGGTGTTTTGACTACTATTGCTTCATCTGCTAGATATGCTGATCTAGCAGAACGATATGAGTCAGATGAAGTTTATAGTGAAGGAACTGTATTAATTATTGGTGGTGATAAAGAAGTAACAGAAACACATAAAAGAGCAGATACTGCTGTTATAGGTATTGTTTCTAAAAATCCAGCATATAGAATGAATGAAGAAACTGACAATGAAGAAAAAAATCCTTATATAGCATTGAGGGGAAGAGTCCCCTGTAAAGTTTTGGGTACAATAAAAAAAGGTAACTTGTTAGTTACCAGTGCTTATCCAGGATATGCTGAGGCTTTTAAGGTTGGAGATGATCCAAATTCAGTATTTGCTAAAGCATTGGAAGATTTTAACGGAGCAAAAGGTATTATTGAAGTTCTAGTTTAAACAGCCATTTTTGCTTTGATAAATTCATGACTTGTGTAATCTACTAATTCAATATCACTCATTTCAAAATCAGTAATTCTGTCTATAGTTTCATTAAGCTTTAATTTAGGCCAAGGTAAAGGCTCTCTTGATAATTGTTCTTTGACTTGTTCAATATGATTTGTATAGATATGAGCATCGCCCAAAACAACAATCAACTCATCGACTTCTAAATTACAAACTTGTGCTACCATATGTGTTAATAAAGCATAACTCGATATATTGAACGGTACGCCTAAAAACATATCACCACTTCGTTGATACATTTGGCAGCTTAGTTTACCATTGTTTACATAAAACTGACATAGTAAATGACATGGTGGAAGAGCCATTAAATCTAATTCTCCAGGATTCCACGCACTTAATATATGTCTTCTGCTATAAGGATCTGATTTTATATTTTCTATCAGTTCTAATAATTGATCGTGATTTTGTAATACGACTTTATTAATTCTAATTAGTGGTTTACGCCATCTTCTCCATTGGACACCATAAATTCTTCCTAAATCACCAGGATGACGTTGTAATTTTTTTTCTGTCCAGTATGGCGCTCTAGCATTTTCTGTCCAAATAGTGTTTTTTTCACTATATCTTTCTCCATGAAGAATTTCTCTTAATCTGAATTCGTCACCACTTCCTTCAATAAACCATAATAGTTCACTTACTACAGCTTTCCATGCTAGTTTCTTAGTTGTTATGGCAGGAAACTCATTTTTTAAATCAAAGGCAAGCTGTAATCCAAACAAGCTTTTAGTTCCAACACCAGTTCTGTCAGTTCGATCACTGCCATTATATAAAACATTTTCTAACGCATTTAAATAAGTATATTCTTGATGACTTTTCATTTTTTATATTCTTTTATTGTATAATTTATATCATTGTCATTAATCGAAGACAAAACTTTTACATTTTTATAGTTATCTTTAACATATTTCATGTTAAAAAATTTATCACAAACAAATTTTGAGTCTATTTCTGTAATATAAAAATTATCTATACTATCTATAGTAGAATCATAAATCTGTTGCCCCCCTATAATAAAAATTTCTTTTTCTAGATAATTTGTTTTAGCAAAAAGTATAGCTGCTTCTACAGCAGAAAATGAAAAATCAGCACCATTTTGATTAAATTTTGATATTACACAATTAATTCTATTTGGTAATTTTTTAGGTAAACTTCTCCAAGTATTTGATCCCATTATAACAAATGTATTTTCTGTTTTATTTTTAAAAAACATCATATCATCTTTTAAACGAGGCCAAGGTAATTTTCCTTGAAAACCAATTCCAAAATTTTGATCTACTGCTACTATTGAATTTATCATTCTGCTGGTTCAGTTTTTTTCGATCTTTTTTTTATAGGGTCGATTTCATCTGCTCTTTTTCTAAGCTTTTGTGCTTCTTTAAATAAAGAGTCTGCCTTTGATCGAAGTTCAGACGCTGACATTTTTGTTATGTCAATTTCTTCCACCACCTTAATTGGCTCTTCAATTTTTGGTTTTTCTTTATTCTTAGATTTTTCAGATTTTGACTCTTTTTTACCATCTGTTATAGCCAGATCTTCGAGCTTTACACCTTTTTGTTCTGCTATAAGATTATTCAACTCATCTAATTGGAGAGAAGTTTGAGGAGTTGGGGTAACTAAAACATCACTAGTTGCTACTTTTGTTAGTAATCCACGAGAATGAAGCCATGCTAACATGTTACTTCCGTCTTGGAAACTTCTAACAGCCATAATATCTGCGAATTCATTTGCTTGTTGACCACTTGGATCTTGAATCAAATCCATCAAAGAATTATGATAAGCCTCACCTAACTTGGAAGTCCCTACAACTAAGGCACTATGTGGATCGCCTGGTAAAGTTCTATATGCTATAACAACTTTTGCGTTGTTATTTTTCATTTTTCCTACATGTTTCATAGTTTCATCCTATATTATTGTTTTGTGGTTACTGAACTTAAAAAATTATTTACACGGTCATAAACAGTACCTACTGCTGATAGTTCATTAGCCATAAATGCTCCTCTTTTCACAGCAGTTTCAACCAATGTTTTTAAAGCATGAAGGTCTGATAATGAAAGTTCCGGTGCTTTAGTTTCAGTTTCTTGATTAGTATTTTCGTTTTCCATTTTTATCCTTTCTGAATATGTGGGCATGAGATTAAAAACATAGTCAAATCGTTAGCATCTTCAAACCCTATTTCAATTACAGTAACAATTTTATTTTCGTGATTTAATTTCATTGTTTCCTCAATTGAATACCTACTATTTAAGTTATTTGAAATCCAATGTTCTATAATTTTGGAATTGTATGATTCATTAATTATTCTATTTTTTAATTGGAACTTATGAAAATGTTGGGGCATGAATTTAACTTTTCTTGCTCCCAACACATTCAGCGAATTAACAGTAGATTGTCTCAGGGACATTTTCAATCATCATAATAAGCTACTTGACCAAATGGTGGAACAATCGATTTAGTTCCATGGATGATAAACAACGTATCACAATAGTCTTCGTCGCCCCATGAGCTACCTGGATAACCATCAGTGAACATAATAAACTTCTTTGGTTCAATATCATTTGATTTCATGAAATCCCAATTGGCCTCGAATAAGGTTCCTCCACCACCAACGACTTGATACTCGTCAATATCTTCTGAATTATCTGAAGTAAATTCTTGATGGTTGTAAACTTTAGTATCAAAACACCAAATATTAATTTTAAAATCAGTAAATTGTTGCATAATGCCTTTTACTTCGGTAATAAAGTCAGATGCTTGTTCGTTGCTAATACTTCCACTCATGTCGATAGCAATACTTACATCGATTGTTTCTTCATTCATCATTCCAGGCAAAACAGCACCACAGTGTTGGCTTTTCCTATTTGGCTTACTAAAGGAAAAATTACTTTTTACAATACTTTGAATATTCATTCTCAGCATCTCTTTCCAATCCATTTTTGGCTCTGTAATACCCTTAATTAGTCTTTCAACACCTGCTGGAACTTTTCCTGCTTCAACACTTTGATAAGCGGCAATCATAGCTTCCTTAACTTCTTCACGAATTTTTTCGCGTTCACTTTCAGAAATTTTAGGACGACCATCTTCACCATCACCATCACCATCTAGGTGCTCATCAAGTAATACCATTCCACTAACCGTAATTTTTTTAGCATTCTTAGAAATGTCTTCATAAATTTCTTCGTAGCTTTTATTTCGATATTTGTTATCTTGAAAAATTTTTATGAATTTAGGAACGATTCCAATTTTTTCATCAACAAGAATTTGATTAACAGCAAAATCTGCCGCGATGTTGCTTAAAATAGGATCTCTATGTTCTCGTCTACCCATATGATCAAACACATTATGAAGAACTTCATGCGCGAATCCAAATTCACATTCTTTAGTGGTCAGTTTATCTACAAATCCATTGTTGTAATAAAAATCTCTACCATCGGTAGCAAGAGTTTGACACCAATCACTAGCGTCTATCAATCTCATTCTAGTAGTCATGTTTCCAAAGAAAGGATGCTTTAGCAAGAGAGCAATTCTAGCAGTTGTGAGTTTTTCAATAATTTTTGTTTTTTCACTAGCAGAAAATTGCTTTTTTGACCAATCATCGTTTGAAATTTTTTCTTGTTTAGATACAGCCATGGTTAATACTCCAGTTACACATTCGATTATAGATCAGCTATTATAATTTGTCAATAATATTCTTAATCATTCAAATATTGATTTTTACTAAGTTTATCAATTAACTCGTAAACAAATTCATGATCTAATTCAGTATCACCATCCTCGAAAGGTAAGACATCTACAGAATCATTTTTAACGTCATACCAGACATAAATACATACTTCTTCAGATGGTCTATGTACCAGAGCCCATGGGGTTTGATCATGTTCCGGAAATTCTTCTCCGTTTAGTGAATCTTTATGAACGAAAACTGCGAATGACATTGAATCGTAATCATCATTTTCATTCGTTTCTTCATTATATCCATAGCCATCAAAAATAATTTTTACACCCAATGGGGAATCACCACTTTCATTACCAGGACGAATTATTCCGTCATCCATAGTCAAAATAAATTCACGTACCCAATCTTCAACAATTTCACTATAATCTGTCATAATGTTTTCCAAAAATTAAAAATATAAAAATTTAGATAAAAGGCCCTTGCGGGCCTTTTATCATGACTCCATTGCTTGGACGATATATTTACCGTACTTGGCATGGAATTTATCAAAGTTTTTCAATTTGGTAGTATCAAACGGAAGGTTATACGTACTAAGAGCAGTTTTAGCTCCCATTACCACAATTTCAGTTGGAAAGTTATCCATTATAAAAGAGAAGAAATAATCAGACATTTCATGCCAGTTTTTGACCTTTTTACGATTTGCTTCTTGAAGTTCATAGCAAAGACTGATCGTCAACGAGTACATTGCGGAAATTTCTTTGATGTCACACTTTGTGATCTTGCCAGAAAGAACAAGTTCAGGCTTTGGCATTTGTTTGGCGATTTTACGATGGGCCATAAACTTAACAGCAAGACCATCACCCACTGCTCCAGCAATAAGATTATTAAGAGTTTTGTCACTAATATCTTCATCATCGCTAAGAAGTTCACTCACAAAACTCCAAGAACGAGGAGTAGCAAAACTCTTACTGGCAGACTTAGGATCAAAATCGTATAGATCTTGCTTAGCAAATCCAACATAACCAATTACTTGTTCATGAACGTGATTCTTGACAGCCCACTGATGCCAGTCATCATGATCAACACGGAGTTCTAGGTGAATAAAACGGTTAGCAAGAGGTGCTGGCATACGATAAGTAACACCCTTGTCACTTTCACGGTTTCCTGCGGCAACAATACTTACCTTTGGGGGAAGTTGATAAGTTCCAACTCTACGGTTTAGAATAAGTTGATAAGCCGCTGCCTGAGTTGCTGGAGCAGCAGAATTAAGTTCGTCAAGGAAAAGAATGCTATCATCTTCCATATCAGTCGGGAATTCCATTGGAGGAGCCCAAGACATGGAATTACTGTTGGAGTTGTAATAAGGAATACCCTTGATATCAGTAGGTTCCCACAATGATAGGCGAACGTCAATAACATTACGTTTTTGTTCTTCACCAATCTGTTTCACAACGTCACTTTTTCCAATACCAGGAGGTCCCCACATGAATACTGGACGGTTTTTCTTCATACATTTGGTAATAGCAGTCTTTGCTTCGTTAGGCCCAACAGTACGGGACGCGACAATTTTCTCAGCCATAAATAACTCTCTTTCTGTGATTATGTTTAAGGGTTTGTTGTGTATCAACGATGTCCATTGTAGCACCGTCATAATTTACTGTCAAGAATCTTGGCTTTATTATGAGTAAATTTTTCTAAATCACAATCATATAAAATTAATTCGATTGCTGTACGTTCATCAAAAACGTATATCCAATTTCTGGTTAAATAAAATGGAGAATTTATAAAATTATCTAGACGAACAATTAAACGATTATTACAAACAATCGTTTTTGATAATTTTATCTTGTAGATTTTTATATTGGCTTTTGAAAATGCTTCAAAGCCCTGCTCAGTTAATCCCAATCCACCAGAATTTTTATCTAAAATATTTCTCCACCAATGGATTAAATATTTTTTTAAATTCTTTTCATCGGATGGGAGAGCAAGTTCATCAAGGATGAATTTTGTTAAATTTATTTTGTTCATCGCAAATATTTATTTTTATGCGATATTGAAAAATAAATTATTCGTTTACTTTTTCACCTTTTGTTAGTTTGTATACTGAAAAATCTTTACAAGCATATTGTTTATTAAGCTTTTCGGCTAAATTAAACGCATGACCAGCATTAGAGAAAGAAATTTTTTTATATTTAGGACTTATTTTATTTGTTAAATAATTCGAAACCTTAATATTTATTGGTTTATCTTTATAAAATACTGCCCATATAGCTTCCGCTTCTAGTATTTCTTCAATTTTATACGTTTTTTTATTAGTAATTTCTAATAATACTTTAGGCTTTGGACGACTCACATTTAGCTCCTAATTAACTACTAGTATTTATTAAAATTTACCTCCATTGAAGTTTACTGTTATATTATCTTTAGTATTATCTGTAATTTTTTTATCTAAATCACCTGCCAACCTAGTCATGACGACTGATAAACTATTTTGAAGATCTGAAACTTCTTTTATAGAAAGAACTAAGTTTTTCTGATTTGATTTTAATGCTACTCTTGCTTTGTCTAAGAAATCTTCAATTGGTATTGTGTTCAAGTTTTTCATTTTTTAAAAGTTCAACAAGTTTTATTTTTAATTCTTCCTCTGTTTTGAATGGTCCATGAAAAGAATTTCTGTCTATAGTTATAAGTTTAGGACAAAAATTTTTAACCCATCCTTTTTTTAATTTTATTAAATAATAACCAGCACAATAGTAGCTTTGACTTTTATTACGTTTTAAAAATAATGGAAGTTTTTTCTTTAAATTAAAAACGGGTTCAAACGGTTTTGTTTTACATGGATAGTCATAAATTTTATAACTTTCTTTATTTGAATTTATTTTTACTACTGGATGTGTTTTATTAAATTCTATTCCTATATTTTTTTCAAAATCTGAAATATTATTTATTTCAATTTTTTTACCACGTTTTAGAAAAAAAAATTTATTTTGTTCTCTAATAATAGAACCTATTTTATTTTTATTATTTGTCAATAGCCATTCTTTGTTTTTAACAAGTGATTTTGTTTCTATATTCATATTCATTTTTTATAAGTCATTGTTAATGGTTCAGCATATGAGGTTATTTGTTCGGAAATTTTATTAAGTTCAAATTCTGAACAAAACTTCATAAGTCTAACTCCCACTTGAGAAATTGTTTTTGGATTTTCCATGTGATTTTTTATTGTATTATTGATTTTTTCTTTAATATGATCTGGTTGGGCTTTAAGATCAATCAAGGTAACATTTCTGTTATAATCATCAATAACTCTGTGTTCTATTTTATCATGGTCAATCCATCTTTGGAGCATTAGATTATTCCAATTGTAACCTTTTGTTTTTCTATCTTGAAATGCTTCGATAAGTCCAACTCTATTTTTAGATCCTTTTTCTCTAACACCAGGATAAGCAGAAAAAATATTATCGCTGGAATCTCCACGAATACATTTTTCAAAAAGAATCCATTCAGGATTGGGGGCAGATTTTTCTTTTTTAGTTTTGGAGTCCATAACCATTTTACCTTTACTATCGAAAAATCCATTGATAGTAGTAGTTATTTCAGTAACTCCATTATACTGTTTTACATTTGGCGCAATTAATTGTGCGAAATCACTATCAGTTGAATTGATTACATGATTATCATTAGGGTGATGTTGAATCCACCCTGAAATCAAATCATCCGCCTCTAATTCAGGATCATGTAAAACTGTACAGTTTGTTTTTTCTTTGAGAAAATTTTGAAAATTTTGAAAAGTTTCCCACAAAATTTTATTTTCTTCAAGTTCAGCAGGGGAAAGTTTTTCTTCTGCTTCTTTACGATTTCTTTTGTATGGAGCATAAAAATCTTTACGCCAACTTCTTCCTTCAAGACAGACTACTGTATGTGTTGCGTTAAAATCTTTCCAGGATTTTCTGATAGAACTCAAAACAATATGTAGAGACATTCCAGTTTTTTCTTCAATAGAACCTCTTACAACATGCATGCTTCTAAAAAAAACGTTAGCAAGATCAACTAAAAGATAAGTTTCCATATTTAAATATCTGAAAGAGTTTTGTTTACTGATCCACTACCACGGTTTTCCATGTCAACACCTATTTCTGAACCAATATTTTTACATAATTCAGAAAACCACATGTCAACAATTTCTTCTTCGGTATTACCTTTATAACCAGCTTTTCTCAATTCTAGAATAAAATACTCATTCCAGTCAAGTTCAAAGAACCCATTTTTGATGTTTTCTTTGTTTATATGCGTACCTGAGACATTAATCCAAGGTTCTTTCGCTAAAGTAGCTTTTTCTTTAGGACTAATGTTTTTTTTATCGAAAAACTTTTTAAAAAATTTGTTTAACATATTATGTTGATAATTTAAATTGAGGATATTTTTCTTTTTTTGGAACAATTTGATTTATAAATTCGATTATACTATTTTTTGCTTTATCTTTGTTATAAAAATATTTTAGATAGCTTAGATATTCATAATCATATGCTGTCCAAATATCAATATTTTTTATTTTTTCTTGAATTTTATCTAAAAATTCCAAATGATCTTGGAATTTTATAGTTGTAAAAAGTGGCTCTTTAAAATATTCTGAACCAGCATATCCATCAAATCCAATGACTTTACAACCACAAAAAGCTGCTTCTAATGGTGGCAAACCAAATCCTTCTGGACCACCAAATGAAAAAAACAACTTTGATTTTCTAAAAATTGCTGCGGTTTCTTCTTTTGGCAGTTTATCAATTTTTATTAAATTCCATTCAGGATAGTTTCCTCTAAAATAGACATCTATAAATCTTGAAAATTGTTGGTTTTTAAATGAAAGATAACATGCTGTATTATCTTTATTTTCAGGATAATATAGTTTTTCGTCAATTCCTATTCTATAGGTATAGATTTTATCTTTTGGTATTTTGAATAATTTTTCTATTCCTATAGCAGTATGATAGGAGTTAACTAGTATACCTAATGCTTTTTCATATGTTTTTTTGTGAATATTGTATGGATTATATGAATAGAAGCTGGCATAAATTCCTTGATTAAAAATTACATATGGTATATTTTTTTCTAACAAGAGATCATGAGCCACCCAAACGAATTCTTCAGCAACAATAACAATATCATCAGAATTTAATTCTTCAAGTTTTAGAAGTTTAAATTCTGGTGGAATAATGTTTATTATAGATTGTTGTTCTTCTTCCCAATAAACATAGACATAAACTTCATGTCCTGCTTCGTGAAGATCTTTCATTTGGGTTATCATTACGTGAGTCCCTCCAGAGGAGGGATTGTAATGACCCATTAAATTAAATACTATTCTCATGCCTCAGTTTTTGATACTACTTTTTGTTTTTCAAATTTTTTATACTGTTCTGATTTATAAAGATCACGTTCATCAAATTTCAACATATTTTCTCTACAATAATTTTTGTACGCATCAAGATCATCAAAAATTCGAGAAACTTCTGGCTTCATACGAAAATGTTTTTCGATATGCTTTGAATGAGACATATTTATTCCTTTATGGTTAGGTTGTTAATGAGCTTCCATTGTAACAAAGCTCTTTTTATTTGTCAAGACTTAGCAGGCAAAATATAGTTGTATTCTACCAAACCACTGTTTACAGCAATCATTAAAGCACCATTGTCCGAAATTTTTAAAATTTTATCACCAGGAAGGTTCAAAATTTGGATTACTTTTGTTATAGGCCATAACCAAGAATTTTTTAATTTTGCTTTAACATTGGCTTCAAATATAAAATTACCTGAATGTGTGCCATTCGTACCAAAATTAAAATATAAATTATTATTTTTTGTTACAACCTCAAAAAAATCTTCTTCTGAGTTTGCTTGACTTTGAAATTTTAATTTTTGAATACTAGAAAGACTAGGAACGAGACTGATTTCCCATTTAAAATTTTGAAGTCTTACACTTTTTAATTTTTCATTTATTATTTCTGTGTTCATCAATCTATAATCGTTTGTGAAATCACCGGAATTATTTTCAAAATGAATAGTTGTTGGTAATTTAATTCCATTTCTTTCTTGAATTATAATTTCTATTTTTGCGTTTTCTTTATATTCTGGACATTTTAGTAAAAAATTTAATTTTTCTAAATTTGACATTCCAAAAATGCCAAGAAATTCCGGTATAACTTTATTGGTTTTACCAGTGAGAACTACACTTCGATCTTCTGCCATCGATTCTATTATTGTTTCATTAGTTGAACCAGTAATTTTAATGTTTGGTAAAAATCCTAATGAATGAGTGTGTGATACTATATCTATTAAAATGTCTTTCATTATTTCCTCATACAAATTCAAATATATTATTAATAACGTTTTTATTCTGGGTTTCTTTAATAGGCCAGTTCAATATACCAATCAAATTTTCCAATTTCTTATCAAATATAGAAGACTCCATTTCATCATGATCAAACGGAAGATTTTTAAACCATTCAGGTAATCTAAGCTGATCTATAGGGTAAGCTACGGATGTATAATCTAATGGATTATTTTTTATTTTACAAACAATTATTTTAGATCCATCTGTAATATTTAGAGAGTGTTTATCATTGTTTAATCTTTTTAAGGTATTCCAGTTAATTGAAGCACGGACATGTCCTGGTAAATCAGCTTTTCCTAGAGATTCTTCCTTGAGAAAATATGAGGTCATATTATTAACTCTTCTAGGAGTTCCCTTTTCCCATCCAGGTCTATTTCTAAATTCAGTTCTGAAATTTTTAATCATGTCAATAACAACTTCTTGACTTGAACTGAGCAATACTTGTTCTAATATGTCACTAAGAAAATCCTGTATGTATTCTGGAGTGTCACTACGTTTTAAATCTAACCCCATTGCTTTTATTTTTCCAGGTTTATCGTCAATGTCATAACGTTTTCCATCCTTGTCATAATAAATAACAGCATAACGTTTTTTAGTAATGAATAAACCTTTGATTGCTATCAATTCTCTACCTGCTTTGATAACTTCTCCTCGACTTGCTGGACAATGAAAAGCATCTAACATAAAATTAGGAAATGTAGAATTAACTTCTTTCGCAATTGTATCATAAATTTGTATTACTGAGTCTTTGTTCCACTTAATTTTATTATTATCTATATCAGTTTTTAATGTCGAATACGCTGAAAAATAACAGCTATCCGTATCAGAGTATATGACTGATTTTCCAGTATGATCATAATCTCCGGTAATAATTTCGTTTATCTTTGAGTTCATATGTTTTACAATTTGACGCCCGGATAATGTTGTTGATTGACCTATTCTTTTATCAAAGAACCTACATCCAGCATTAAGAATAGCACCATAAAGAGAATTAAGATTAATTTTTTTAACTAATTGTCTTTTATCCCAGTATTCTTCATCTTTACTATTTCCAGAATCTTTTGCTTCTTTAAGTTTGGCTTGTAGTTCTTTACGTTCATTATACCATTTTTTTAATAGTCCAGGAATAACACCCTCTGTTTCATATGTAAATATTGTTCCGTTTGCTGATAGTATCCACGGTTTATTACTCTCAAAAACTAATTTATATATTTCTGCTCCAGACATTACTGATGTTTCACCGTTCTCCCAATCTACAATTATTTCGTTAACAATGTCTTTTTTCATTACAAATTCATATTCATTACTACCAAATTTACCATCCCATGCTACAGCATAACTGGTGGAAGCAGTTTCCTTGGCCATTCTCTGCTCTATTTCATTTGTCGTATAATCTTGACGCAATTGACCAACAATTGTTTCTGGACCCATATTTAATGCTCTAATTACACTCGGATAAAGACTGTTTATATCAACTAATCCTATCCAATCATGAAGCCCTTTTTTTGGAGTAGCAACATAGGCACCAACTGCTTGGGTATCATCACTGTTATTTTTTGATCTACTAGGTACTATTAAACCTCTATAATGCGCTTCATTAATAATTGCTTGTTCAGTCACTGCTACTGCTCCTAGAACAGTTTGTAATAGAACAGTATTTTCATGTGCGATTGAATTTGCTAAATCAATAAATTTTAGTTTTCTGTCTAACTTATTTAACAGAGAAACGTCTTGTCTGTTATATTCAATAAATTTTTTGAAATCATTGTTATATAACTGATCTAGGGTTCCTTCATAAGGAGTTTTTCTTTCTTTTAATTCATGGTACGAGATAGAATCTAAACTAAAACTTTGATGTTCTTCATAGGTGTATTTTCTATAAAGAATTAAACTATCTAAATGTACTCGTCCAACAAAATCGTATGTTGTTGATGTTTTTCCATATTTTTCAAATTCTCTTTTTTTAGGAAATTCATTCCATAAACAAAATCTTCTTGTGTCTTCTTTTGATAATACTCGCGTTACTCTGTTTACAGTAAAGGGTATATCAAATCCTTCACTATTCCAACCACTTATAATATCAGCGTCCTGAATTAAATCAAGAAAAGTATCAAGAAGTTCTGCTTCAGTTTCAAAAATAAAAGTATTTGGAAAATCTTTAACTAAATCTTTTGCTTGATCTATAGTTAGTGTTTTTGGTGGTACTGCTAAAGTAACAAGACATTCCATCCACTGTAGATACAGTGAAATAGAAGTTATAGGCATAAAAGGATCATCTGGACTAGCATATCCTCTTTCAGGATCGAAATCAACCTCAATGTCAAAAAAACATATATTTAAAGGTGGTGGTTCTTTACCTAGATAATTTTCTTCAAAGCAACGAAATATTGGATTTATATCACTTTCATACAATTTAAAATTACTATAAATTCTTTGTTCTTTTTGAAAATCTTTATATGTTTTTGCTGTTATTTTGTTTAATTTTTCTCCAAATATAGAATTATATTTTCCACGTTCATCTGGATAATAAAAAAGATATTTTGCTTGATGTGTAGTAAAAATTCTTCCCTTAACCGGATCTCTTTCAACAACATTTATTATGTCTTTTTTTCTATCCCATATAGCATCAATATAGCTCATTAATTAACCTTTTTAGCAATCTTCATTGGTGATACCAGTTACATAACTTTCTTCATTAATGATGAATCTTCTTAGAATTTCATCATTGGCTGTAGTATGACCAGCAATAAGAACATAATGTAATTCTACAGGTAATCTATTTCTATAAAAACCAAAAGTTTTTTTATAGCATTGAATATTAAATCTAGATATGTCACGTAATGTAAAATTACTTTTATGCATTTCATAGTGACTTTCAAATTCACTATCTTGCGGTAAATTTGTAGGCCATATAACAATTAAATGTTTACATTTATACGCTAGAGCATCAATTACATCTATAGCTTCACTCAAGAATAAATGTTCTAGAATGTCTCCCATTATACATAAATCATAATGATGAAGTCTATCTGTTTTTACAAATTCTATAATATCTTTTTGAAATACATTTCTGTATTTTGATGTTAAATTGTATTCGAGAATATAATCTCCTGTTGATTCGACAGCATCACATATAATAGAACTGTTTATAGAACGTATCAAGTCGCTATACTTCCCCATTCCAGGACCAACATCTAATACTGTTTTTGGAGCAATAGCTGTAATATGATTTATGACTTCTTTATTAAAAGCTGAAATAGAAGTTGGCATACATCAAACATCTTTTCTCATATTAGCATGACCACTTATATCAACAATAGTTTCAAGATCATCAAATTCACGGAATACTTGATCCCACTTGTCTTTTTGAGCAATTTTAATTGCTTTACGAATTACACTGGGTTTCACTTCTAGTTCTTCAGCAACGGCTTTGATAGTTTCGTTTAGCCCCTCGGTGAGATCTTGGATCTCGGTCATTACTGTAACACCTTCAGAAACTATTTGTTTTATTTTTGCCTGCTCATTTGGGCCATATGCTTTACTCATATTATCTCCTTAAAACCTTAATTATAATATATTAAGAGGAGTATTTCAAGAGTTATTCGTATGTTACAGTATCAGTATCACCTAATGCCCATTTTGGATTTGTTTCTACTACGTATTTTTTAGTACAAACTTTAAAATCGGGAAATTTCAATTCTTTTGGATTGCTCGCGGCATCCAAAAATATACAACGATTATTTGGCTGAGCAGCATATTGACCATTTTCTAATTGGATAAAATTAAAAGATTTGTGATCTTCTGGCCATTCACTATAACTTGTATCTATAATATTGTGATCAGGGCTAGCATTGTCTACCGTAAATAAATAGTCTCCACTATAAAAATTTTTATTTTTAGCATAAAATTTACAACTTAAATTTCTTAAGAAACTTTTTTGTAATACAGCAATATTATAACTAAAACAATCCCATATTTGTAATGTATCTAATGGTAAAAAATTTTTTGTATCTAAATTTTCAATTCTACTTACGTAAGCATGTAACGGTAATTTATCATAAAGAGCACCGTAGTTTGGTAGATAAGATTCAATTCTAAACGCTTGTCCTCTAATACTTTTTATAGAAACCCAAATACATGGTTCATATTCTCCTTGACCTTTTTGAAAATCATAAAGAAATTCTTTACGGATATAACAATGTATTGGTGGTAAATTTGCTATCAAAAAACTCATAGTTATTCCTTAGACTTACTCCCCCAATTTTTAGAACCTTTTTTCCTACATTTTACTAAAGCACCACTGGCATAGGCACTTGGCCAAACTTTATAACGACTTTTTACTTTATAGTAGCAAGCATCTTTCTTTTCCATCATCATTGTTTCTTCAAACATTGGTCCACCGCAGTGTGGACATTTTGTAGATTCTTCTACACTTTCTTTTGGTACGCAATCTGGAACTATTTTGCCTGCCTTGCTTTTCATACCAACTTGTTTATGTGTATCCCAACATTTTTCATCTAATTGTTTTTCTGTCATACCTTTACCAATTTTTACCAAATCAGAAGTTTTTACATTTTGGGTTATTGCTTTTTTCGTAAATGAAATTCTAGCAATGTTTCCGTCTTTAGATAGAGCATCAATCGATGCTTTATCACCAAAGTATGACACTAAGTCTCCTACTGATAGAGGTTGTATCGATGTTCCACCTACATCAACATGAGTATCTCCAGCAAACCTTCCTTGGTCGCCCCATGGATCATTGTCTTTCACTACACCTTCGTTTGATTTCTTTTTAGTGGCAACATTTATTGCTTTGCCTTTACGTTCTGGATTAGGATCTTCTCTACGTTTTCTTGACGCAGCACTTGCTCTACCTTTTTTTCCTAAAGCCTGTGCTTTACTTTGTGGCAAACACTTTGGTTTACCTTCACTTTCTGATCCTCTAGCACATTGGCCACGAATTTCCCCGTCAGGACCAAACCTTACCCATTTTTCTTTGAACCATTTATTAAGATCTTCGTCTAGCGATTCTTCAAATTTTTTTTTCAATGATTCGGTTATTTCTATTTCTGAATCTTGATCACCTTTTAAACTTCTCACAACACTTGTTAAAAAATCTGCTGCTTTAGTTATTTTACTTTGTTGCCAAGCTTCTAAACCTTCGCTTTCACCAATATCTTCAATTATTTCTAATATTTCATTAGCATCTTCAATTATGCTTTTTAATTCACTACTAGCCATACTAATTTCATGGTCTGGTTCATCAATGTTTTCTTCTAACATTTTAAATGTAAAATAATGTTTAAAACCCTTCATTGATAGTATTTCAGCAATGGTTGTATCTTTCTCCATTCTATTTTTTAATTCGTTATATGTTTTTCGGGAAATTATTAATTTATTTCCTGATAATATTGTATCTCTATCTAATTCTCCACCACTGTATAATGGTTTTATATAATTTAATCCTGGTTCTTTTAAAGTTAATTCAACTTTATCTTCAGAATCAGGGTTAAACTTTCTTGATGTTAAATCTTTATCTATTCTTTCTCTTTTTCCAGTTTCAGGATCAAAAACAAATTTTTTGGATTTAGTACCATTATCTATTTCATCAGGTACAGTATATATTTCTACATCTTCCATTTCTTGAGTGTGATCTATCAAATTTCTTAATGGTCCTGATAAAGATTTTGGTATCAAAAAATAAATTTTTTCAATATTTTTTATTCCATTTTCTGCTATTTTTTGATTTATTTCTTCTAATGTATAATCAATATCATTTTCGTCTATAGAAAATGGTTCTATTTCAATATCTCTTTCATCAAAATTTTCATAAGAATCACTAAATCCCCCATAAGCTACTATAGTAGATTGTTCATCAGGTAATTCTTCTGTTGTGAATTTTATAAAAAATTTTTGTTTTTCTTCTTCTTCAAAAACTTTTTTATTATCTTTCTCTGATTTTCTATCGGATCTTACATGCTTTTGTGTTTTTCTACCAGGACTTGTTCCCATACCAACTGGATTTCTTGGTTTTTTTCTAGGAACAGAAACGGATTTTTTTAATTCATCTAGCCTTTTTTGAAGAGTTCCTAACGTATTTGGAACGCTAGCTATCGCTCCAGCACTTGTTCCACCTGCGGAAGCATCTTCTAAAATATAACGTGTTTCTGATTTTCCAGATATTTTTTTAAATTCTTTATTCATTTTTTCTTCATCCAATTTGAAACGGGACTAGTAGTGTTTATACTATTAAGTTCATCACTATCTAAATCACCATGATTTATATCTTTCCAATTAGCTCCTACAGCTTTATATGCTTGCTTTAACATTTCCTGTTCTTCTTCGGTGTATGGAAATGCTACTTTTTTCTTACCAAACCAACTTTTGGCATCTATATCTAGAGGATCTTTACCATTCGCACATGCTAAAGCTAAACCTAATCTATATTCTGTATAGTCGCCACTAGCTTTTTCACCATCAGAATAAATGTGTATTCCTTTTGAGGATTGTTGTTGGCGTTTTTTTATTTTACCAACTTTTTTTTCTGTGATGAACTCTCTAGATCTCATAAATTATGCCATACCCATTTTTGTTTGTTTTATACTGTTTCTTACATCGCCAACAGTATAATAACCTTTTTTGTTAGCATCAAACCCTTTATTTTGAGAGTATAGTGCTCCTTGTTCAATTCCCCAAATTTTATCTTTACTACCTTGTACTCCTACTACAAAGTTGTCATTTAGATTCAAAGCAGCAGGTAAAAATGTTACCATATATAAATCTTCAACAGAATTTAATTTTCCACGATATGGCCAGTAATATTTTTGTATTAAAGGAATTTGTTCAGTTCCAGACATTGCTCTAATTTCTTCTACTGATGTTCCTAAACTTTTTGCTGTTCTTGGCATAAATTGAATTAATCCTGATGCTCCATTTGAATTTCTAGCAGCAGGATTGAATCCAGATTCTTTCTGAATAACAGCTAAAATATCTTGAATGTTAACACCTAAAGATTTAACAGCATTTGATAATGCGGGCATAAAACCTGGTTCTTTTCTGGCATCTGCTTTTTGTACTGGTACACTAGGTTCTGTGGTAGGTTTTGTAGGAGGTGTTGTAGGAGATGTTGTAGGAGAAGCAGTAGTAGATACTTTAGCAAGTTTCCTCCATGTTTGTGGACCAACTACTCCATCGGGGTTTAATTTATTATCAGTTTGAAACTTAATGATAGCTTGCTGAGTCGCGTTATCATAAACTCCAGTTTGAGTTATACCTAAAATTTGTTGTACTTGAGTAACTGAAGCCCCCCGATTCCCCATTCTAAGAGTTGGGTTAATTTGTTGTTGTTCATAAATTTCTATGGAATTTATTATTTTTCTCATTTCGTTTGATGAATTATATTCTTCACCTAACGTTGTAAAGTGAGGGGGATCATTTTTAACAGTTTGATATAACCCTTGACGATTCATCGCAGCAACTGCCTGAGGATCATCATAATTATCAATATCTACTGCTAAACCCTTTTCATGTTTACTTGATCCTGGTCTTCCTACCGGAATTCCATTTGGTTGTATACCTGGAGTACCTGCTTTTACAGATTGATCCCATAATCTTTGTTGATCAGCAGGATTTCTGAAAGCACTTGTTATTTTTAACTGTTTTCCTGTTCTTTTGTTGTAATCAATTGCTGCTTGTTCTATTTTTTCTTGAAAAGCATCTTGAAGTTTTTCGAAATTAGCTTCACTTCCAGTTCGAGAGCCAAATTTTAAAACATTTTTAACATCTGTATCACTGGTGGTTGTGGTAGATTTAGAAACATCATCTTTTTCTTTTGTTCCAGTTTTATCATCGATATTAGGCTTTTGATCTAACCTTACAGAGGGTTCACTTGTTTTTAATAATAATGTCCATGTTTGTGGTCCAACCACACCATCAGGATTTAATTTGTTTTTTCTTTGAAAATCAATTACTGCTTTTCTAGTGTCTGCTCCAAATATATTGTCGATTTTTAAATCACCACCAAGAATTTGTTGAATTCTACCTACAGCGGGACCTCTACTTCCCATTCTAAGTGTTGGATTTGTTTGTTCAAATAATTCTGTTATTTTCATTTTATAGTTGATCCTTTTTCATACTTGCTCTCAACATCCAGCCGTGTTTATTATGAGCGTCTATTCTTTGAGCTATAAAATCTGAAAAACCATGTTCACCAAATTCTTCGGCAGTTTTAAATAACTTTTTTAGTATTACTATCATTTTTTCATTGTCTTCGTAAAGTTCTTTCACCATAAAGTCTTTCGATAATACTTCAGTTTCATCATCTATTTGGCTTAGCATGTTAAATCTACTATGACTACCAGGAACATATGTTTTTAATGTTCTAATTCTTTCCGCAAAAGGATCAATAGATTCAAACACTTCCTCATAAATCTTTCCAAAAAGATCATGATATTGAAGAAAGTCTGGACCTTCAATATTCCAATGAAAAAAATGTGCTTTTAAATAAAAAGTAAATTCGCTACAAAATGCGATTTTAGCTAATTTTTGTAGTTGTTCCATGATATAGTTAACCTTACAATAATGAAGTAATAATAACTTATTTATCTAAGGAAAACATATTTTAAACAACTATACAACTGGATCGGTCAAAACTAGATGGATATTTTCTTTATCTTTTCTTACCATCCAGTTTCCAGTATGTAAATCTCCACTGGCGTGAGGTAGTTTTGCGAGTATTTCTGATACTAGGCTTAATGCCTGATGTAGATTTGGATCAGTGACTTCTGATTTCAATAATTCTAAATTTTCTCTAGTCCATTGAGTGCTCAAAAATCTTATTCTACTGCGTAATTGAATACCTGTTTTTCTAAAAAGAGGCAAAAGTATACTGTCTGGGAATTTACTCAATGGTTCTAGTTTTTCCATTATTACTATTCCCTGATAATCTGTTTTTTCTGGATTTATTTTATTTGGGGATGAATATATTTTTATATTATGAACTTTTGGAAGAAATGGATTTGATGATAAATCTTTTACTTTTTCGATCCACTTTAAATAGGCATCATTTTGTGGATCTCCCATTCTCCATATCTTTATCACTTTGTCATTTTTGACTATGTGATATACCTTAGATCTAGATCCTCCGGGTAATAATTTTAATTTTTTTGATTTTTTATCAATCGAAATAGGAGATTTTAATTTTGCTATTTCTTCGTCAATAATAAATTCTTTAATTCTCATTCAAATATTTATTATTTTCTAAATTTTGGATCTAGTGGATCAGTATTTGTCAAATATGGTCTGGTAAACCACAGACGAAACCATTCTTCCGTCCCAGGTTTTATATTATGTTTACGCATTAGTTCTGCTTTTTCCATTCCAGTATAACTTATATTTGGTTCTCCAAAATTAACAGTATTTTTTACTGGAATAATTCCTGCTAATTTTTTCAAATTTTCTATGTCTTTACTCATTTTTTAATTCCATAAATAATTTTTTACTAATATCAATATTTGTTGTACTAGGTAAATATTTATGGAACTCCATGAAATTATTTTCTTTAACAAAATTTCTTAGTTTTGTAGAAGATATTCCTGAAATTGTTGTTGATTGGGTATCTCTATTTCCAACAGAAATTACATTTATTGTGTCATAAAATATTTCTTTCCCGTTGTACTTGTCAAATATATCATTAAAATTTTCAACTCTATCCTCACCGACCATCATAATTAAATTATTATATTTTGTATTTAAAAATTTGGCAGCATGAAAGAATGTTTTAATATCATCATTTGATTCAACAAAATTAATACTAGGAAAAAATTGTTTTAAGTAGTAAATTTTTTGTTTAATATCTAATGGATTGCTTTTTTTATCTTTTGTTCTTGAAACAAAAACATAATGATCACAAGATTCTACTATACTCTTTTTTTGAATTTCTTTGAATAAATGTTCATGACCTCTGGTTGGAGGTTGAAATCTTCCAAATGTAAAAATTACTTTATTCATAATTGAATATATCATTTACTTTTTTTATTGATTCTAGTTTTGAGAATCCTTTTTCTGTATTAATTTCACCACTTTTAACTGTCACAAGAGAATTAAATATTCCTTTAATTCTTTTTTTGCTTCTTTCATTTTTGATATTAATACTACAATAAGAAATCAAATCATTAAATTCCCATGATAGATTATATTTTTCTAAAATTTTTTCAACATCTTTCCAATTTTGGCTTTTCCAAACTGTGTTATGAGTCATATGATTTTCTGAGTTTGATATTAATCGCAACTCTATACTTGAACTAGAGATAGAAAAATCATATTCTTGAGTATCTTCATTGATATTTGGTACAGATATTTCTAAACGTTTAATTATTGAACTATAATGTTCTTCATTAGTGGCGGATTTTATCAAACCAGATAACAATCCTTGTTTATCAGCCGTCATATTTAAAAAATTCTGTTTGAAATTTGTTTCTTCGGACGACAATGAAAAAATATTATCAATTTGACAACTTTTCAATATATTTTTATCAAAATAATGAATAGATACTAATTCACCAGGTTGCAAATATCTTTTTCCTTGGTATTTTTCTGATATAAAAGGTAAAATCGTATCTTTTGGTTTATTGATTATATAACTAATGAATTTTTGTTTAATTTGTTTTTTACTAGAATTGTTGTCTACTTGAACTATTAGATCAATGTCACCGAAAGATTCTTTCGAAGTATTTGATTTATAGCTTCCAACCGAAGTAATACTAACCAAATTTTCAAAATCATTAATAAAATTAGAATATGAATTAACAAAGGATTCATATTCATTTCTACTTTCTATTCTAGGAGCACCTGTAGATCCGGACATATTTAAATCCTTAATTTAGAATTTTCAGGCAAAAATTTGCCAGATAAACCAAGAGTTTCCTTTTTTATTATCCAGTCTGATTGAATATTTTCTGGAATATCTGCTCTAGTTGAATCTAGGATTTTAAAGTAACAATTTAAAAGATCACTATATTTTTCTTTACTCAAATTTTTCTTTAACACTTCATGTAGTGAGAAGTAATCTTCTGCTATTTCTTTGTTTATTTTTATACCTAGTCTATTACTCAATTCTTTTAAAGATGTGTCTGGATTATCGGCTAATAGCTCTTTAGTATTTTTATCTTTAATTCCGGATAAATGATCAAAAGATATATCCGCAAGTTGAAATGCTGACAACATTAATTGTGTTCGATGTAAACCCTTAACATTAGAACTGTAAGATTTAGAATAAAAACTAAACAAAAGCCATTCAATTTTTCCTGTAATAAAATCTATTTGAACTCTTTGATTAATTTTATTATTGAATACATCATATTGGGGGAATGAACAAAACATTTGTCCAACTCCTACTTTCTTTTCATCAATCCTTATTGATGAAGAGTTATTGTTTATTTTTTTTGATATAAGTTTAAAAAGAGCTTTTAGAGTTAATTGATCATCAGTAGAGGTTCTAGCTCTACTTTTTAGTATATTAAATTCTTGATTAAAATTATCAAAATCTAAATCCCACTCTTTAATTGATTGTTTAATATTTTTATAATTCAAAATATTAGATATATCAATAGCTAAATCTAGATCGTTAGATTCTTCTTTTTTGAACGCAGATCCTAAGTAGTTGAAATGATCTGGAGAAAATATTGACTTTTTGCTAGGAAAAACAGTTGACAACTCTTTAAAAAAATTGTCAACTGTTGGTTTTATATGATTAATTTTAATTGGTGATGTTTCTTGAAAAACGTTGCCACCCATAAGACACTCCTTAAAGTGATCTTATTGTATTTCACGTATTTTTTTATGTCAAGAAGTTAGTAGAAATAAGATTCTTTTTTTATATCTTCATGATAGTGGTCATATAATTTTTGACATAAGTTTTCACGAAGTTCCTTGTCAAAAACTTTCCCCAATTTACCAATCATATTATTTTTTTCATAAAACTTTCTACATCCATCTTTTACCATAGGCATAAAATATTCTATAACTCCTTCAGATGACATAGATTTTGATTTTTTTATATTTTCTGAAATTGTGAAAAAATGTTTTTTAAAAATTTCGTCATCTTCAAGAATAAATGAAAGCAATTCATCTAGTTTTATGCCATTGTTTTTTTCTTCTTTATCCTGTTTAACTAGAGTACTTCCAAAAAATTCAAATAATTTCATAATAATAATTATTCCCAGGCTCTACAAGACCAATATTTCGCTTTCCATCTTGGACCTGGATTTTGACAATTGTGTCTTGCTCTAAAACTTTTTCTACGTTTAGGATTAGATTTTTTAATCCTCATTTTTTTATCACCGAAATTTACTTTAACTACGTTGCCATTTGGTTTTTTAACATAAACTTTACTTTTTTTGACATCACCCTTCATAGGCTTACCTAGTGGTACTGATCTTCCTTGATATTTTGCTTCTGATAAATCTTCGGTTGTTATATATGATAAGCCAGTATCGTCTATAGAAATTATAATTCCATCAGTTGTAAATCCAATAACTGATGACTCTAAAACTATATCATCTAACTCTACATCAAATTCATCTCCGACATATATAGTTTCATTCAAATCTTCAGATTCTGATATTAGTTCATGTATATTCATAGTGTTATTTCCATAAATTTAATGGTTATATAAAATAGATTCTACTGAGCCATCATTTATTGAAACGTAACCTCTAACCCAAACGAAATTTCCTGTAAAATTTACCAAATCTACAGTTGAAGTTGTACGTTCATTGAGTTGAGTATATGTAACTGATGAGTTAGAAACATTAAACCAGTCATTATTAGATGGAGTAGATGCTAGGGTGGCTTGCATGGTTACAGTACCGACGAAATCTGAATTCGCTGTATACATTACTGTATGTAATCCGTCACTTCCACCGTAATATCCATCTCCTTTTACTTTGTTACTAATAAAAACTATTGTTGAAGTTCCACTGTTTGGGTAAACTACCGCAGTAGTACTGGTATTACTTGGGGTGTTCAATGGAACAAAATTTAATGTTTCACTTAATGCTGGCATAATAAATTATTTATCTTTTTATTTAAGATGCCAATGTTTCGTTAATTTCTTTTTTATCAACTTTAATTTTTAAAAATGGGTCTAAAAATTTGAAATTTAATGTTTCATTTTTGACACCTATTTCAACTATTCCTCCATTTTTTAATTTACCAAAAAGTATTTCTTTACTGATCGGCTTTTTAATAAGTTCATCAATTGTTCGTTGAAGTGGTCTAGCACCCATTTTTACATCAAATCCTTTATTTACTAGATATTTTATGGCATCTTCATCGACTTTAATATGAATATTTTTTTCTTTTATTAACTTGTTCATTTCATCAATGAATTTTTTGACTATTTTTTTCATGGATTCTTGATCAAGACTATCAAATTTTATTATTCCATCTAATCTATTTCGAAATTCTGGAGCGAAAAATTTATTAATGGCATTAGATGGATCAGATTCCTTTTCTAATTTGCCGAATCCTATATTATTTTTATCAGCGTCGCTGGCACCTAGATTACTTGTCATAATAATGATAGCATTTCTGCCATCACCTTTTTTGCCATTACTTCCTGTTATCATTCCATTATCCATTAGTTGGAGAAGAACTGTAGAAACGTCTGGATGTGCTTTTTCTATTTCGTCAAGTAATAGAACGCAAGAAGGATTTTCTTGAAGATTTGTAATTAATTGCCCAGCATTGTCTTCGAATCCAACGTATCCAGGAGGACTGCCAATAAATTTGCTTACACTATGTTTTTCTTGATATTCACTCATATCAAAACGTATAAGTTTTATACCCATATTTGAAGCAAGTTGTTTGGCGACTTCGGTTTTGCCAACGCCTGTTGGTCCCACAAACAAGAAATTACCTACTGGTTTATTGATATTTTTTAATCCAGCCTGTGCTATAAAAATTTTGTCTAATAGAACATCAATTGATTTTTCTTGGCCAAAAATAACTGATTTCATATTTTTTTCTAGATTTTTTAGATTTTTGCTTTCTTTTTCATTCATGCTTTCAACGGGGATTTTTGCCATTTTTGAAATTTCAAAAACAACTTCATTGTGATCAACGATCCCTGATGTTTCATTTTTTATTTTAAATCTAGCACATGCGCAATCTATTACATCAATCGCTTTATCTGGAAGTTTTTTGTCACTTATATATTTTGAACTGTATTTGACAGCATCTTCAATTGCTTGCGATGTTATTTTAACTTTGTGATGATTTTCATAGTACTTTTTGAGACCTTTCAAAATTTTAATTGTGTCTTCTTCAGAAGGTTCATCTATTGTTACTCTATGAAATCTTCTCATTAATGCTCTATCTTTTTCGAAGAATTTTCTATATTCATCCCATGTAGTGCTTGCGATAACTTTCATTTTTCCTTTAGTAAGGGCGGATTTAAGCATATTGCTCATATCGTTACTACCACCATTACTTGATCCTGCTCCATTCATCATATGAGCCTCATCAATGAATAGAATACAGTTTCCTTTTTTTTCTATCGCACTTATTACAGATTTTACTCTTTCTTCAAAGTCTCCTCTATATTTTGAACCTGCTAACATTGAACTTATATCCATACTATAAACAATGTAGTTTTCTAAAAATTTAGGAACAGCACCATCAATAATTTTTTTAGCTAGACCTTCTGCTATTGCTGTTTTTCCTACACCTGGGTCTCCAACGAGAATTACGTTAGATTTAGTTCTTCTAGCAAGAATTAATTCTATTTCTTCAATTTCTTTATCTCTACCGATAACTGGGTCAATACTTTTATTTTTTGCTTTTTCATTTAAATCAGAACAAAATTGTAAGATAGTTTTATCCAATTGAGAATTAGATGAGTTAGAGGAATGATTATTATTTTTGGACAAAAAGTTTATAAATTTATCCTTGTCAATATTTGCTTTTTTAATAAAATAAGCAGCATTAGTTTTTTTCTCTGCCATTATACTAAGAAAACAATCAACTGGTTCTATAATTTGTCTACCTTTAAAAAGAACATTAGTAAATGCTCTGTTTAAAACTTTGTCAAGAATATTGGTTTTCTTTGGTTTTTCAATATTCATGTTTACGATATCTTTTAAATCATTTTCTATAAATTTTTCAATATCATCACGCAGTTCATCTACGTTAGCACCGAAATCTTTTAATAATTTGTTAAAATCGTCATTATTAACTAAACAAAATAAAAAATGTTCAAGAGTTATATATTCATGATTGTTTTTAATTGCCAACATTATAGAATGTTCAAAGATTTCTTCTAAATTTTTATCTGGTTCTAACATTAATTTTCCTTTTTAAATTAATTTTTTGATTATATTTTTTTGATCTTCAGTTAAATTTGTTGGTATTGATATATTTAATTTTAGCAATAAACGTCCTCTAGATGAGTTAGTGTTAAACATACCGTGATCTGATATGCTAAAAGTTTGATTATGCTGTGCTCCCGGAGGAATATTTACAATTAATGATTTTTTTTCAATTGTTTCTATTTCTACTTGTTTTCCAAGAATTGCTTCAAAACAATTTATTTTGATAATCATTTCTAAATCATCATTTAATCTTTTAAATTTTTCATGG